GTCACAGTAGGTGAAGTTCGATTCAGTTATCTCAATTGCTTTGAACCTAAGGTAATCAATGGCAAAGGTGATCCCAAGTATTCTGTTTCAGTAATCATTCCAAAAAAGAACAAAGCACTCATCGCAAAGTTGAATGAAGCGATTGAAGCTGCAGTTGAAAATGGAATTGAAAACAAATGGGGAGGCAAAAAACCTAAAAAACTGAAACTTCCATTGCGTGATGGAGATGAAGATCGTGATGACGATTCCAATTACGCAAATTCAATGTTCTTCAACTGTTCAAACACCAACAAACCAGGTGTTGTTGATGCGAACAGAGAAGCTATCATTGATAAGGAAGAAATCTATTCCGGTGCTTATGGTTACATCAATGTTTCGTTTTTTGCTTATGATGCGAATGGCTCACAAGGAATTGGAGTATCATTCAATCACATCATGAAAACAAAAGATGGCGAAAGATTAGCCGGCCGCATCAGTGTTGACGATGCATTCGGTGATATTGATGTGCCAGGTGCAGACCTTATGTAAAATCGGTTAGTAATGGAAATCCATGTATTTTAATTGAGGTAGAATATCTGTACGAAAGCAGATGGTGGAGGTTCGATCCCTCTCATGGATTCTTAAATACACACGCTCATGTTCTTCTATAACCAAGTGAGGTTCGTTGTACGCAAGACGATGAATCAATCGGTGGAAGTGTCATTCAACATTTTCCACAATTTACCAAGAGTTTTTGGATTAGGTTTACAAGAAGTTGTGAATCAGTGGATTCGTTCAACCAAAGATTTTTCTGTTGAAAGTCTTGTAAGATTTATAAGATCAAAAGATCGTTTTTTGGAAATATATACTGATAAAAATGTTCCGTTATTTATGTGTTCAAATTGTAAATCAATTCATATTGGTCATGTGAAAAAATGCAAATGCGGAAATGAAAGTTTCAAAGCTATAACAGATGATCTTGTTACACATGCTCTAATGGCTGTAAATCTTGAAAGATGAAAATGGTGAGTAAAAATATCAACGGAGTTATAACTGTCAAAGAACTTTTGTTTGCGGCTAATGCAGGTTTAAAAGTATGGATGCAACTTAGCCATTATAATCTTCAAGACAGACATAAAAACTTTAATGGGAAAACAAGTTTAGAAAAAGCAAATGAAGGTTGGTATATTGGCAACATAGATATTGAACTAAATGAAAATGAAGGAAATGAATATGTTGCTTGGGATTTAGGAGATTCAAGACTCGTGATTTACCGTTTAAAAAACATTGATTACGAATAAAAATAAAAAACAATGATACACATTTCAAAAACTCCGAAAGGTTTTCAAGTCACAACCGTTGAAGAACAAAATGGTAAAGTGATCAACAGTTCAAAAGGATTGGACTCAAAAGCTGCTTGCATTAAAAATATAAAAGCAAGTGCAGAAGAACACAATACGATGAGTTTGTACTTCCAAGATGATACAGTTAAAAAACCGATTGTATGGTATATGTATCACAACAACTTAGCTAAATGGGTTAAAGAAAAATCAAATGAAAAACCTGTAAAACCTTATGTTGTATGAACAACAATATAGCTATCTTCATGGGTCACAAAACAATTCATGAGTATGATAAATCATGGGATGAATTGATTCCGGTGATAGAAAAGATAAGTAAGATTCCATTTGATGGAAGAGATACTTTCTATCCAAGAACTTTTGGTATGACTGATGAAGAAGGAAATTTCATGTTCAGATTTAACGGACATTGTTTATTTGCTCACAAAGAATTAATAAAAGCGGCATATGCAGCTGTTGTTGATTTAATTAAAACATATGATAATGGAAAAGACAATTGAAAAATCACAAGAACAGGCAAACATCATTTTAGCACTTGCATTCTTTGTACAACGTTTAGATATTGATTATCTTAGAGAAGCTGAGAAAGATTTTATTAAACAAGCAAGTTGGCAAGAATCAGCTGCTATATTAAATCCATCTTATCCACTTGAAAAGAATGAAGTGTTAAGAGAACAAGCAAACGCTTTGAAATCACTTTGTGATTATGCAGATTCACTCAAAAAAATAGATGAGCTGAATAAGAAAATTGCTTTGCGTGAACAAGCGCTTAACAGAATAAACAGAAATTTCGTATGAATATATCCGAACTTCATAAGGAACAACAACTTGAATTCGGTAGTTGGATTCTTGGAGAAATATGGCACAGACGTTTGGTAGCTTGTTCAAATAGTTGGTACAGAAACGGAAGGAAAGTATCTATTATTCATCTTCACAAAATGTGGAAAAAACAAATGAGAAGTGAGAGAACTGTCAATTGATATAGAAACATATTCAGAAGAAAAGATTGAAACTGGTGTTCATAAATATGTTGAACATAATTCATTTGAAATTCTTTTGATAGCTTACAGGTTTGATGATGAGACGCCACAACTCATAGACCTGGCTATGGGTGATGAAATGCATTATAAGTTTTATGAGTGGTTAACAGATCCATCTATAGTAAAGTGTGCATATAATGCAGCTTTTGAAAGAATTTGTTTTGAAAAATATTTTGGTAAGAAGTTAAATATCGATCAATGGAAGTGTACAATGGCACTGGCTGCTCAAGCGGGTTATCCTTTTGGATTGGATATGGTTGCTAAAGTAATGAGAACAACAGAACAGAAAGACTCAAAAGGTAAAGAACTTATAAAATATTTTTGTGAACCTTGCAAACCAACAAAAACAAATAAACAAAGAACAAGAAACTATTATAATCACGATTTCAACAAGTGGCTTGATTTCAGAGGTTACTGTGTGCAAGATGTGTTGACCGAATACAACATCAGAAAAAGATTAGAATGGCTTCCAATATGCGATTTTGAAAAACCTGTTTATGCTCTTGATCAAAAGATAAATGATCGTGGAGTAAAAGTTGATACACAATTAAGTGAAAATGCTATTTCAATGAATGATATTTTTGTTGAAGAAGTAAGTAATGAAATAAGAATAAAAACAGGAATTGAAAAACCTACAAGTGTAGTTCAGATAAAAAAATACATTTTTGATCAAACAGGAGAAACAATAGATTCACTAAGCAAAGAAGCTATGCCTGAAATATTTAAAATGTTTCAAGGTAATGATCATATCACACAGCTGTTGAAAGCAAGGCAACAGATTACCAGAACATCAATAAAGAAATTCCATTCCATACTATCTTCGGTCTGCGCCGATAGCAGAGTCAAAGGACTTTTCCAATACTATGGTGCCAATAGAACAGGCCGTTTCGCCGGTCGCAGAGTACAGTTGCACAACTTAAAAAGAAACTCATTAGATGACCTTTCTTTAGCCAGGCAACTACTCTTAGAAAATAAAAAGGACGCGATCTCGCTCATATATGGTGACGTAGGGTATGTTCTTAGTAATTTAATAAGAACAACGTTTATTGCTGACAAAGGAAAGACCTTAATAGTAAGTGATTTCGCAGCTATTGAAGCGCGTATCACGGCCTGGTTCGCTGATGAAATGTGGAGAATAAAAATATTTCAAAGTCATGGAAGAATATACGAAGCATCTGCATCTCAAATGTTTGGTGTTGATATTGATTCTATTACATATGAAGAAAACGGAAAAGTAAAAAAAGGACCTAATTATGAAATGCGATCTAAAGGAAAAGTTGCAGAACTTGCATTAGGTTATCAAGGATCACTCGGTGCTTTGCAAAGAATGGGTGGTGCTGATATGGGATTGAGTGATGATGAAATGAAACGAATTGTAAAATTATGGAGAAAAGCAAGTCCTAAAATTGTTCGCTTGTGGTATGATGTTCAAGAATGTGCGATCAGAGCAATACGCGGAGAAGTATGTAAACTTCCCCACGGTTTGAAATTTTGGAAAGCTAATAACAATTTGATGATTCAACTTCCATCAGGACGAAATCTTGTGTACATAAATGCGAGAGTTTATATAAATGATTTTGGAAGTGAAGGTATAAAATATGAAGGTCTTGATCAAGAAACCGGCAAATGGAGTATTCAAGAATCGTATGGTGGAAAATTAGTGGAGAATATTGTACAAGCTACTGCAAGAGATGTGCTTGTTGATTCTATGAAAAGACTGGACGAACAAGGTTATGATATTATCATGCATGTACATGATGAAGTTGTTCTTGAATCAGATGAAGCTACTTCAAAAGAAGTTGCTGAAATAGTTACGAAAATTTTAAAACAAGATATTCCGTGGGCTAAAGGATTGCCTTTGGGAGCAGAAACATTCACAAGTAAATTCTATAAAAAATGAAAAAAGTACAATTGGAAATCGTATTTCCTTCAACATTCACTGATCATGATATTGAAACAACAATAGAAGACATTATCAATGATCTTCCTTACAAAAAAAATGTAAGACCAACTATCGAAGTTAAAGATGGAGTTTTCATTGATATTCTCAATTGGGCAAAAGCAAAAGGAATTTTAGATAATGGTGATGCAAAAACACAAACTGTAAAACTTATGGAAGAAACAGGTGAACTTGCTCATGGTGTACTCAAGCGTGATATTGAAGAAGTGAAAGATGCAATTGGTGATATGATTGTCGTGCTCACAAGTATTGCGTACTTCCATGGGCTGACTGTTCCTGAATGTATTCAATCAGCATATGATGTTATAAGTAAGAGAACCGGTAAGATGGAAAATGGAAATTTTGTAAAACACTAAAGTTGACGGTTAAAACAAACGGACTTGTGTTTCTACACGGAGTCCTCTTTTAAAAATTAAAAGTTATGAAAGAAAAATTAAATTGCATGTGTTGCGAAATTGAGTTTGAAGGAGAACCTCCTCAAAGATGTTGTGATGGTTATATGTGTGGTTGTATGGGTCTACCTATTGAACCCATTATCTGTTCCGAAAATTGTTATCATGCTTTGTTATATCATAATAAATTCACACATTTTATAGAAGTGTGGCGTTATAAAGGAAAGTATATAACTGAAAATCCTAAACCAATTTGTGAGTTAGAAGAATGCTTAGCCAAATCTTTAGAATGGGGTCTTCAAACAGTATATATTTTTAAAATAAAAAGGAAATGAAATATAAAATACTAAGATTGGTTTTCCTGCCTGTAAATAAGCATGAAACATACAAAGAAAAAGATTTGAACGCAAATCAGAAAAGCATTTGTGAGTTGTACAATTCAGAAGAAAATTGTGATGAATTTGAGAATAAAGAAATCGCTATCAAAGCTGTAAAGATGCTGAAGTTAAAATGGCCCGCTGAATTATTCACTATTAAAGAATTTATATGAGAGATAAAATACTTGAAGAAGCAGGTTATGAAAACCGCGGAAACTATTGGGCAAAAGTTGAAAAAGGTATTTGTCATCGTGTAATGTTATTCAAAGAAATTGAATATTTACGTCTTACATGCACAGATTTATTAGCTAATGACGGTGAATTCTTGTATGATACAGGCAACTTGAAAATAAATGATGCTGAATTGATTTTCTTAATTAATATTCTGAACAGATAAAAGTACATTGTATGCTCGTTAAAATTGAACAGGTTGTTTCTTTTGGTTTTAAAATAAGTTTCAGTGTTTTTCAAAATCAACTGCACATACGATTAGAAAAAGATGGTGAAGGGATTACACAGTGTTTGCCATTGCGTGAAGATCATATTAACGAAGATAAAGTTCAGAAGTGTATTGATTACATGTTGAACATGCTCCTTAGTCAACGTGTGCAAGACAGTTACCAAGGAGTTTCTGCTGATGATGTTCTTTATAAATATCGTGACGGTCAATTGTATTGGCATGGAAAAGATAAGATACCTGTTACACTGCAGGAAATGGATATTACAAGATTGAAAAGAACAAAGACCTGGCTTGAGAAAAACGAAGACATTAAAAATGAAGCTGTGAAAAAATGGATTGTTTGCTTCAGCAATGAAATAAATTTACGAATGCTCAAAGATTTTAAAACCACATGAAACTGAATATTGCAATTGGAAAATCGCGCTTAGATAAAAAGTGGAAGAATACAGAAATTGAATGGAATGACTTTGTAAAGCGTGTATCTAAAACTCACAGAACTGTTGAAACTGTTGATGAATACGCTTCTTTCAAACGTGACCGGCAAGACGAGATCAAAGATGTGGGTGGCTTTGTAGGTGGTTATCTGGCTCAAGGCCGGCGCCTGGTGAGTAGTGTATTGCATCGTCAAATGATGACTCTTGATGCTGATGAAGCTACGATTGACTTCTGGCAGAAGTTCTGTCTGCAATACAATTGTGAAGCACTTATCTATTCTACTCATAAGCATACAAATGAGAATCCAAGATTTCGATTGGTGATTCCACTTGAAAGAGAAGTATTCCAAGATGAATACTACGCTATTGCCAGGCGTATCGCCGGTGATGTTGGAATAGATATGTTCGATGCTACAGGTTATCAACCTCACCGTTTAATGTATTGGCCAAGTACATCATGTGATGGACATTTTGTGTTTGAACATCAAAAAGGAAAGTTCTTAAATCCTGATGATGTGCTTGCAAGATATGTTGATTGGACTGATGTGAGTGCATGGCCAATTGGAAAACGTGAAAAAAAGATAGCTGATCATTCTATTAAAAAACAAGGTGAACCAAGTGAAAAGCCAGGTCTTATCGGTGCTTTCAATCGTGCATATACTATTGAAGAAGCTATAGAAAAATTCCTGAGTGATGTATATGAAAAATCTGATATTAAAGATCGTTATACATATAAAGAAGGTTCAACTGCAAGTGGAGTAATTGTATATGACAATAAATTTATTTATTCACATCATTCAACTGATCCTACAAATGGTATTCTTTGCAATGCATTTGATATGGTCAGACTTCATAAGTTCGGCATCAAAGATTCTGATGATGAAGAAATTCCTGTAAATAAAAGACCAAGCTATCTTGCAATGAGTGAATTTGCAAGTAAAGATAAAACTGTTGCTGTTGAAATAGGACAGGCAAAATTAGATAAAGCTAAAGAAGCATTTGAAGAAGCCGGTTTGGTAATTGATGATGAAGTGCCAGATACAAAGAAAGTGAAAGATGCTGATTGGCTTAAGAAAATGGATATTGACACAAAAGGAAATCTGCATAATACTTTAAATAATATTGCACTGGTGTTAGATCATGATCCCGCATTTAGTGGAAATTTAGTTTATGACGAGTTTGAAGGTTTAGCATTTTTCAAACGTGCTTTACCATGGCGGAAGATTTGCGAGAATCCTGGGTTAAGTGATAACGATCTTGCTAACATAGAAAATCACATTGAAAGGATTTATAAAATAACGACAGGAAGTGAGAAGTTGAAAAAAGGTTTATCAATAATTTTTGAAAAGAACAAAATCCACAGTGTACGAGATTATCTTAGTAAAGTAAAATGGGATGGTAAAAAAAGAGTTGATACTTTATTAATCGATTTCATGGGTGCTGAAGATTCAGAATACATGAGAGCAATAACAAGAAAAACACTTGCAGCATGTGTAGGAATAAAATTTGATAATATACTTACATTGGTTGGTGAAGAAGGTCAAGGTAAAAGTCGTTTGTTTGCAAAACTTGGAGGACAGTGGTTCAGTGATACTTTCAATCTGCATATGTTACAATCTAAAGAAGCATATGAGCAGATACAAGGTGTGTGGATAATAGAAATTCCGGAACTCTCAGGACTTGCAAAAGCAGAAGTTGAAAGAGTAAAAGGATTTATATCAGCTACACAAGACCGGTATCGTGGAGCATACGCAAGAATAACGGAAACAAGAAAACGACAATGTGTGTTTGTAGCAAGTACGAATTTGCGTGATTTTTTAAAGAGTCAAACAGGAAACAGAAGATTCTGGCCGGTAGAAACTTTTATAAATGAACCAAAATATAATGTCCATTTATTAAAGCAAGAGGATATAGATTTAATATGGGCAGAAGCTGTTATGATATACAATCAAGGTGAAACACTTTATTTAGAAGGTGAAGTATTAAAACAAGCTACATTGATTCAAACAGAATTCACAGAAGAAAATCCTTTGATCAGCTTGTTTGAAGAATATCTTAGTATGGATATTCCGAAAAACTGGTATGATCTTTCAAGATGGGATAAAATTGAAATCACTCAATTGAAAGAAAACAGAGATGACTATGTGAAAAGAAAACAAGTATGTGCACAAGAATTATGGGAGATTGCGATGGGTGAAAAAAACAAAATGACGATTTACGATTTGAAAAATATAAAACTTGCAATGAGTAAAATAAAAGATTGGCAACGTTCAAAAGACAATTTACGATTTGGAAAATCATATCCAAGACAGCGCGGCGCGTATGTATTTAGTGGTACAGATGACCGGCTAAGTGGTACAAAAGGTGGTACAAGTGGTACATATGAACATTTATTGTGATATTTGAAGTGGTACAGTTTCTAAAAAAGTGTACCGATGTGAGTACCACCTAAACAACTCTAAACGAATCATTTATGTATTATAAAAATTTTATTGTACCACTCAATGTACCACCTAAGTTGTTGATTTATACTATTCTATATCTTAGTGGTACAATATTATATATATTTAAAACATTACCTTCTATTAGACCATATTTAGACCATCTAATAGCTATTCGACGGTCTAATAGCCGGCCCTATATAGAAAACGCAAAAAAGTGTACCACTGTACCAGGAAGCTGAAATTATGGAAAATAGCATTGAAAAATATTTGAAACGTAAAGTTGAAAAGAATGGTGGAATATGTTTAAAATTTGTGTCACCAGGATATACAGGAGTTCCGGACCGGTTATGCATATTCAAAAATAAATTCTTTTTTGTTGAAACAAAAGATACAGGAAAAGAATTAAGACCAAGACAATTGTTTGTAAAAAAAATATTGGAATCATTTGGTTTAAAAGTTTATAAAGCAGATTCAAAAGAAATAGTTAATGAAATACTCTCCAAGGAATTATCAAACATACGGAACTAACAGAATGATTGAACTGCCTGAGTGCGGTCCATTCATTGATATGGGATTAGGAAAAACTGTTATGACTTTGACAGCTTTAGATCATTTGTTTAAAAATAAAACTATCAAGAAAGTTTTGGTGATAGCACCTAAGAAAGTCGCTGAGAGCGTTTGGTCTGATGAAATAGAAAAATGGGATCATTTGAATCATTTAACTTTTTCAAAAGTATTAGGAACACAAAAGCAACGTGAAAATGGATTGGTTCAAAAGGCGCAGATATATTTGATCAATCGTGAAAATGTCGTGTGGCTTGTAAGTAAATATGGATTGAATTGGCCTTTTGATACAGTTGTTATAGATGAATTGAGTTCATTTAAAAATCACAAGAGCCAACGTTTTAAAGCGTTGAAAATGATCAGGCCATATATCAAACGCGCAATCGGTTTGACAGGTACACCGGCATCAAACGGTTTACTTGATTTGTGGAGCGAATTATTTCTATTGGACAAAGGTAAAAGATTAGGAACACGTTTTTCAGAATATCGCGATATGTATTTTCAGCCAGGTTCAAGAGATGGTCATGTTGTATTTAATTATACATTAAAGAAAGGTGACCCGTTACTTGGCGAAGGTTATTACAGAAAAGAAGTGTTTGATCGTATAAAAGATATTTGCTTCTCAATGAAAACAGAAGATTATATTGATCTTCCTGCATGCATTGATAATGATATATGGTTAGAAATGCCTGATGATCTTTTAAAGAAGTATAAAGATTTTGAACGTGATCAGGTTTTGCAATTCATAGAAACTGGAAAAGAAATTTCAGCTGTGAATGCTGCAGGTCTTACAAATAAACTTTTGCAATTTGCAAATGGCGCAATATACGATTCAGAAAAAACCTGGCACCAGGTTCATGATCTTAAATTGGATGAGTTAGAAGAACGTTTTGAAATGTTAAATGGAAAACCTTTGTTGACTTTCTATTCATTTATAAGTGATAAAGAAAGAATCCAATTGAGGTTTAAAAAAGCCGCAAGAGAATTAAAAACTCCACAAGATATAAAAGATTGGAATAGTGGAAAAATACAAATGGCAATATGTCATCCAATGAGTGCAGGTCATGGATTGAATCTTCAATTTGGCGGATGGAATATGGCTTGGTATGGTTTACCATGGAGTTTAGAACTTTATAAACAAGCTATAAAAAGAATCCATCGTTATGGTGTTGAAAACATTGTAAACAATATGAGATTTCTTTTGAAAGGATCGATGGATTTAGATGTCAGTAATGCTTTAATGGGAAAAGACAATTTACAAAATGCAGTTTTAAAAGCAGTAAAAGCAAGAATACATGAATACGCAGGTTTATAAAAAATCCTTATTATATTATCTTAACAATGTTGATTCTGAAAAATTTACAGCGTCAGCAAATGGTCTTTGCATTGTTATAAGTAAATTCACGAAGAAACAATATCTTAGTTATAATAAACTGATTATAGATTATCCTGAGTTGAAAGCAGACAAGAAATTTTTAGGATTAAGAAGTCATGAAGGATATAAAGCAAGAACAAAAATATTGGAAAAAGCAATTAAAAAATTGGAACCAAAATGGGTAAACCTGTTTTAAGAAAATGCAATACAAAATATTGCAGAAATAAAAGTTTCAAAAAACATTGTCAAAAATGCTATTCAAAATTTTGGAGAGAAAAGAATCCTGTTCTTTACTGTTATCTCACAGTAAAAAATAATGCAAAGAGAAGAAAAAAGTTTTTCAGTCTTACTTTTGAAGAATTCAAGGAGTTTTGTATTGAAACAAAATACATGGATAAAAAAGGAAGAACACGAAACAAATACACGATAGATCGAATAGTAAATGAACTTGGATATATAAGAGCAAACATAAGATGTATAAAGCAAATTGATAACTCAAGAAAACAAGATCTTCCATTTTGAACAAAAAGAAAAGAAATAGAGAATCTGTTTCCACACATAAATGGAAAAATAGTAGAAGTCTATATTGGAAAGAACTGCAGCTATTATTTAACAGGTATTGTAAAAGAATGGACAGGTCTTTATTTAGTACTTGAATCAGTCAGAATTTGGAATGGCGAAGAAGAAGAAAAAAAGTCTATATATTGTAATTCAATACGAAAGATAGAGATAGTCTGATCTTTTCTATATTTGTATTTTACAACACTAAATCTATATGGCAACTAAAAAAGTAAAATCACAAATCCAGAAAAGAGCTCCCAAGAAAATACGGGAAAACAAACATGACGGAACAAAATTCAAGTTCAGTTGCAAAGGAGAAGAATTTGAAATGAATGATTCTCAAAAATTGTTTTGCATGAAATATGTGGAACTGCAATTCAACGGAAGAGCAGCTGCAATAGCAGTTGGGTACGAACCGAATTCAGCACATGTTGCCGCATCCAGGTTGGTAAACAATGATAATGTCAAAAGATATATCAATATTTTGAAAGATGATTTGGCATTGCAAATTGGTGTTTCCGCAGCGATGATTGCAAATGAATATAAGAAAATTGGATTTGCAAATATCAAAAACCTGTATGATGAAATGGGAAATCTTAAATCACCACAGGATTTGGATGATGATACTGCTGCAGCTATTAGTGGAATAGAATATGATGATATTGTAATTGGAAAAGAAAAAGTAGGAGTAACAACTAAGATGAAAAGATATGATAAACTCGTTGCGTTGGATAAGTTAGCTAAGATGACCGGTGTTGATGGAGTTTTGAAAGTTGCTCAAACAGACACAGAAGGAAATGACATTGTAGAAATCACAAACACAGACGAATGAAAGTAAGAAAATTTGGAGATGAATCAGAAGGTTTTATGTGTATCAATTGTCCTGGTTGTAAAGAAGAACATGTCATTGCTACTATAAAACCATTTTCAAACGGAGCAAAGTGGAGTTTCAATAGTAATTTTGAAAAACCAACTTTTCGTCCATCATTATTAATAAGAACAGGAAAATATGTAGATAAAAACTATTCAGATGAACTTACCTCCTCAATATGTCATTCATATATAGTAGATGGAAAAATACAGTTTTTGAATGACTGCACACATGAATTGAAAGGACAAACAGTTGATCTATTAGACATAATCAATTTATGAAGATTAAAATTGATAAACGGAATTTCAATCCGTTGTATTTTGAACTAAAGAAGTTCTTGAATGATAAAAACATCAGGACTATAATAGTATATGGCGGCACATCAGCCGCCAAAACTTTTTCTATATGTCAGCACCTGGTGATTGATCTGTTTCAAAATAAATATTCAACAGCTGTTTTCAGAAAGGAATCAACTACTATTGATTCAACAGTATATAAAGATTGCAAGACTATTTCCAGCAAGTTTAAGATGCGAAATAAGTTGAAGCATATAAAACACTGTATAAGAAAAAATGAAGACTGTGAAATAAAATTCTTTGGTCTTGATGATCCTGAAAAAGCAAAAGGTCTTTCATCTTATAAAAAGATATATGCGAATGAGATAAGTAAATTTGACAAAGAAGATTATGATGAGTTGCTTGATCGTATGCGTGGTATTGAAGGACAACAGCTGATTGTTGATTTCAATCCTATTGATGAGAATCACTGGATGAAAAAGGAAATAGATGAAGAACAATGGATTGATTTGAATCACTCATTGCCAGGTGAAAATTCATTTGTTCAGATCAACACTGACGGCGATATGATATTAATAAGGACAACGTATCAAGATAACTATTGGGTTGTCGGTTCTCCTTATCCTGGTTATGGTATGATCGATGTGCACGCATTAAAACGTTTTGAAACTCTCAAGAAACGTAATCCATCAAGATACAGAGTGAATGCATTAGGAGAATGGGGAGTTGAAGATAATCCTGATCCATGGCTTTATTCATTCGATTATGATGTACATACTGTTGATCGAATTCCACTTATGCCTTCTTATCCTGTATATTTATCTTTCGATTTCAATAAAGATCCATTCACATGTAATGTGATTCAAATGAGTCCTCATCAAGGACATTCTGATTCATTCATACATTTTATAGATCAATATAAAGGAAAAATGACAATCACTGAAATGTGTACACGTATTAAAACAAAATACAAAGGTTGCATACTATACGTGACAGGTGATCGTAGTGGAAGTCTTGAAGGAGAAATTGCAAGTGATTCACTTTATGAGTCAGCATATAAAATTATAAAAGGTGCATTGGGAATAAGTGATAAACAACTTCACATCAACAAAAGCAATATGACTCATGCAAGTTCAAGAGTATTATGTAATGCAATGTTTGAACAATATCCAAATCTTAGATTGTCAAGAAGTGCATGTCCTGATATTATCAATGATTGTCGTATTGCAAAAAAAGATCCAAAATCAAAAGACCCTCATAAGCTATTAAAAGATCGCGGTATCTATAAGATGGACTTATTCGACGGCCTTAGATACTTTTTTCAAACATATTTTAGTAAGTTCGCTGAAACAAATTACTTTAAGTAATATGGCAAAGATTAATCAAGGTTGGTTAAGTGCAAGTAAACCAAAATGGGTGGAAGAAAATGATGCATTCTTTTTTAAACTTGGAACTGATGTTATAAATACAGAGTTATCATCAGAAGACGGAATGAATATTGCATCTTTGATTAATGAAAAAATAAAACCTTTTAATTCCTGGTCGGTTTATTATTATGGAGATGGTCGTTGGGACTTTTCATCTGGAAAAGATTTTAAGATGGATAACATGCAACAAGAAGTTTACGACTTAATATCAAAAATACACGGTTATAAATTCAAACTGTCTCCAATAGAAGAAAACAAATATTCAATCAATTTTAAAATTTATTCTCTTGTTTAAAGACAATCCACAATATGAAGTTGCAGTCAGTTCTAATGGAACTGACTTTTACATTTTAAAAGACCCGAGTCAATATCACATGAGCAGGTTCTTAGCTGCATCAGCAAATGAACGTTACGCAAAAATTGGATTGACAAGTGAGATATTGGAAGAAATAGAAAACAATATTTTAAAAGCTACTGAAGAAAAGAAGTGGGATGAAATAGCAGTTTGGGTTCACAACATACGTGCAAGAAGATCAGACCCTGTTGATGAATTTGCTGCAATCAAAATGGCTTGTATATATCTTTTGTTGGAAGGTGAAGATCCTAATAAGTGTGAAGCACATTGGACTGAGAGAAAATTTCAAATGGTGAAGAATGATCCTGCATTGTTTGATTTTTTTTTGTCAACAGGTTTACAATACACGCCAACATATCAAAGATACTTGAATTCCATTTCCATGACCTCTTTGGAGAGAAGGAGAAAAGTTCTGGAAATGTTGACACCAGGCACCCGACAGATGTGATATTGGATTTTTATCAGAAGTATTCTTTTGAAGCATTGTTGATGTGCGAAGGTGATCAAGAAAAAGCGGATTACTTTATGGATTGTGCAGTGTATCAATATTTCTATCGTGTGAGACAAAAATTAAAATACTTTCAAAAAACAAATCCAAAATAATGCCCGACATATATAAAACGCTTGTTGAAATAGAATATCGTGCAAACGGTGATCAGGCAAATAGAATTCTTGATCAACAATTTCAACGTGTCGCAGTACTTGAAAAACGATATGAGAAGCTGAACAAAATGCGCGTGAGTTCTCCTTCATTAAACACTGATCCGCGTTTTTTGAAAACTTTACAAGACGTTGAAAAACAATTTATCCAAATACGTGGTGAAGCTGCACTGACTATTGCAACAAATGAAAAGTTCAATAAGTCATTAACATCAGTTGTCAGTGATCAGACTGCAGCATCACTAAGATTAACAGCTTTACAAAAACTCAATCGCACTCTTCCAAATAATCGCATATCAACTGAAATAGCGGGTTTAGAAGGTCAAGGTGCAACATCATTCATAGATAAATCAGAACTTGTTGGAGGTGCTGCAACTAATCTTATCAATAATCTTTTACAAGCAGAAGGAGTTGCCGGTGATTTAGCAGGAACGATTGGAACGCTTGGTCCTTTATTTTCAGTAGCTGGTGCAGGCGCTTTACTTTTATTAAAGTATATAACTGATGAAACTGATCAGATGAAAATTGCACGACTGGAAACTGAAGCACTAAATGAAGCGTTTGGTGCAGGACAAACAGCTGCAGCATCAGCAGGTAACGAGATTGCAAGAATGACACAACTCATTGCTGCAGCAAAACAAGGTTACATTGACAAGGATGCAGTATTAAAGAAGTATAACGAAACAATTGGAAAAGTAATTGGCAACACTACAACACTTGCTCAAGCCGAGAATCTTTTAAATCAACAAGGTGAAGCCTATGTAAAAGCTATGCAACTTCGTGCAACTGCAAATGCTTTATTTGCAGTATCACAAAAGAATATTGAAAAAGCGGTTGAAGAAGAATTCAAAAAAGGAACACCTGATGTAGGATTTCTACAAAAACTTATAATCGGCACAAGTGCTTTAGGACAATCAATAACAGAAGATGGATCTGGTGCAGCAGCTTCATTCGATAATTTTCTTGCTAACTATCGTAAACAAGTTCAAGATACACAGAATCGCATTAGTCAAAATAATGCAAATGAGAATAATAAAATTGCACAACTTACTTTTCAAAAAGGTCAGGAAACAATCAATGAATTAATTGAATTTGCAAAAGCAAACAAATTAGATATTGAAGAACTTTTGGGATTATCAACTGATGATGTAAAGAAAGGATTGAAGGAAGTTGAAAATGTATTTCTTCGTGAACTTACTAATCTAAGAGAAAAAATACAATCAGCATCTATCAAATTGGAAATATCACCATCACTGATAGAAGGTAAATTTGAAGCTGATCTTGAAAAGGAATTACAAAGACTTACTGAATTCTTAGAAAAGAAACAACTAACGCAATCACAGTTTTCAACTCTTAAAGAATTAGCAAAGCAGTTAAATTCTATTGAACTTAAAAAAGCGCTTCAAGATTACAATGACGAAGTAGAAAAAGAAATCAGTAGTTTTAACGATAAGGTAATAAGTCTGCAAGAACAATCAGTAAAAAACAATATTGCATTCATTGAAGACTTGTATCAAAAGGAAATTGCTACGATAAATAATGAAGCAGAAAAAACAAGAGCTGAACTTGAAAGACAACGTGTTGAACTAATCAAGAAAGCTGATGAAGATCTTGCAAAATTTACTGATCCTGTTGTTCAGGCTGCTATTCGTGATAAGATCAATCAGATCAATTTAGCATACAAGCAACTTGAGACTGATGAAGAAACAGAACGTTTCCAAAAACTGGAAAAAGCTGCTGAGAAAGCATTTGAAACAATCAAAAGAAAAACACAAGAAGCTGCAACAGTAGCTGAACAGTTCAGAAATCGTGAACTTCAAAGAAATATTGAAAATGAATTCAATTCATTTATAAGTGGAGGACAATCATTACAAAGAACAAGAACAAATGTAAATCAGTTACAACGCGATGCAGCTATAGATCAATTGCAAATCCAACTGACTGCATCTGAAAAACAAAGATTACAAAACGCAAACAGAAGAACAACCAGTGAAGAAGAACTGGATAAATTGCAAACTGAAAATGCAAAACTTGATGAGACTATTGCAACACTTCGTGCACGCATAGCTGAGTTAACAGGAGCAAAAACAAATGAAGAAACTGAAAGACTTCTTGAAAATCTAAGAAAGGGAATTGAAATTTCAAATATAATCACTGATGCATTCAGTAGAATAATTGCAGAACAAGAAAGAAACGTTGATCGTGAAATAGCTGTTCAAGAAAAAAGAATTGAACGATTAAAAGATGTTGCTGATCGTGGAAACGCTGAAATGCTTGAAATGGAAGAAAAGCGTTTGAGACAAAATCAGGAATTAAAAGAACGTTATGCACGTCAACAACTTGCTTTGCAACTGATTCAACAAGCAGGTGCGTTGACTCTTGCAATCGCTCAAGCTGCTGCAGTTCCTTTTCCTGCAAACATACCGGCTATCGCTGCAACTATTGCCGCAGTTGCTGCCGGTATATCAACAATAAAGCAGTTGAATAATCCAGTGCCAGGTTTTAAAGATGGCGTTGTAGATTTTCAAGGAAAAGGAACTACACGAAGTGACAGTAATATAGTTGCAATATCAAATCGTGAATCGGTCATGAATGCAACTGCTACTGCAAACAACAAAGAACTTCTGATTCAAATGAATAAAGGAAGAAAGTTTGTAAGTGTGAATGATTTGGAAAGTTCAAAAGGCAATGGTCAATCAGATTTAAAAATAAAAGAATTAACAGATGAAGTAAAAGAATTACGTCGCGATGTTCGTGAATCAAAAGGGACACATGTGATAATGGATAAAAACGGAATAGTTGCTATTGTTGAACAGGTGATGAAATCAAATAATTTAAAATGGAAACTTTAAAAGCATATATAAGAAGATACCAACCACTAAATGAAAACGGACAAAACATAAGATATGAAGGAACAAATCCAAATACACTGTCTGTTGTTTTAGGAAATGTTGACTTCAACGATTATTTTGAAGTCACAAAGGATTTGATAACTGATGAACCTATAACATTCTCATTCAGAATAAAAAATGCTGATGGCGGAAAAGGAACATCAGGAGTGGAAGCCGGCAGTTCAAGTGAAATAACTTTCATTGGTGAAGCTGCAAAATTTATACAAGACTGGTTGAAAGAAAGTGTGAGCGCGCACTTGAATGCTATTGAAATAAAATTCGTTGATGTAAGAACAGGTACTGAATATCCTGATTGGATAGTTTACAATTCAGGATTAAAAGATTGCGAAGATGATGAAGAATGTATGATAAAAGTAAATCTTCGTCAACGAAATGAAGTTTATGAATGCATCCAAAGAACAAGTATAACAGACAATCATCTTGGATGGTTTCAACCTGGCACCGATAAACATTTATTGTTTGATTACTGCAACGACTTCAGACCGGCTTTCATATTGACGTTTATGTTGTTCACTTTCAGTTTTCAATATTTTACTTTATTTGTTATACTTGCTCCTGTTATTTTTATAATACAAACGATTGTTGGTGCTTTGAACGCAATCATACGATTTTTTGGAGGTCGTCCAATAAATAATCCTATAACTTTTTCAAATGCAATTGAATTGTATCATCGCATGATCAGATTAATGGCAGGTTGCGGAAGAAGATATATAGGAGTATTATATCGCGATTATATTACAAATGTTTGTACAAAATGCGGCGTGACAGTTAATGAAATATCGTTTCCTGTTTTATACGATCCCGCTTCTCCATATTATAACAAAGTGATGATAAGTCATACAGTAAAAAAAGGAGTCGATGAATTTGGCACACCTGTTAGATGGATAGCTGATAACGATCCTTTAATGTTTTTAGATCAGCTGCTTGATGAGTTAAAAGAAACATTCAATTCAAAGTGGTTTATAAAAAACAATATCCTGTATTTTGATCGTAAAGATAAAGTGAATTCATCTTTGATATTCAATTTTGAAGGCGAGGATAAAGAATTAATCATTGATAAACCTTGTTTCACATGGGATGAACAAAATTCACCGGCTTATGCAAGATGTGAATATGGTCGTGATGGTTTAGATGCGCAAGGCAATGAAGCATATCACAGATTTTGTACATTAGTAGAATATAATAAACCGCAAAACCCTTCATTCAAAGGAGAATTAAGAAAGCAACTTTATAACTATGGAGCAAACAGATTCAGAACAGATGGAATAGATAAAGATTATCTCGAGAAAGCGTTGGAACCTTTGAAAGCTATATCACTTGCATCGCTCATATTGATTCCAATATACAATCAAATAAGAATGAGCGTGATAGGATTAACTGGCGCTTTAATAGTTCAAAATGATACAACAAGTTTGAAAAAAGCATTGATATGGGATGGAGTTAGTCGTGATCATGCAAGAACAAAATGGATTTATTCATATGGTTCTGGTATGCAACCACCGCCAAATCCAATTTATAATAAAAACGGAGGTTCGTATCATTCATATCATTCTGAAGATGTTCAATACGATAGTTTTGAAAAAATATCTACCAGGCTTTATAATTATGATCTTGCTTTTGAGGAAATGTTTTTAAACAATTTATACGATCGTTTTCATCAAATAGATGACCCGCGTCTTAAAGGTTCTTTTTATAAGAAATGGGAATTAACTATGCAGAATTGTGAACAAATACTCAAAAGAATGGGCTTAGAACAAAATGCAACGAATATTTTATTAGAGAATGAGGTACTTTTGAACGGCGGACGCTTTTACAAACGCGGTATCATAGAAGAATTTGTTGTGGAATATTATTCAAAAGACATTAAAGGCGATCTCATAACCTTGAAAGGTAGAATATGAAACTTGTAAGAAGTATCACAGAATTGCAGATAAATAATTTATGTCGCAACGAAGACTGTTTTGCTGAAACTGTCTTTGTTGCTGAAGACATAAAACTCCAAATAAGAATTCCTAATCAAGTTGAAAATGATTATACGGTTGCAGTAAACGTTTTTGATACAGATTTCAATGATACAGGTTCTCTTGATTTTGATTATTTGATTGCAAATGACACAGATGGAAACAGATATATAAACATAAGAGCAAAAACAATTCCAAATGAGAGTTGTTTTTATCTTTATGTAAATATATTGAATGGTGAAACATCTATATTTGGAAAGTATACAGAACAATATCGCGTAAGAGAAGCAACAGTTGATTGTGTAGCTGTATTCACTGAAGAAAATCCTGCAATATATGTAGGAGGAATACTTCAAACAGAACTTGAAAAAGAATTCATAGATGGATTATGGGTTTTCTATCTTCCAAACTGTACTGATGCAGTAACGAGTAATGATGATTTCCAACTGCGAAAAATAATAACACCTTCAACAGGTTGTGGATTAAATTATAAAAAAATCGAAGGATTTTACAATTGTTTTGATTATGTGACTGAAGAATTCTTTGGTGATTATTCAGAAAAATTAGCAGGTAATCCTCTTTTGAAACATTCAAAATCTTTTTGGTTACCGGTCAAAATTGAAAAAGCACCGAGCGAAATAAAAGTAAATTACATAAACAAACAAAATCGCACAACAAGAAGTGAGATCACACCGTTGTTCGATATACGATCTCAGGTAGTATTGCCTGAATGGAAAGCAAATGAATTCGAAGAAATATTTCTTGCAAAAGAAGTTTATGTTGATTCAATACAGTATTCATTCGTAGGAGGAAACGTTTTAGAAAAAGATTCGGTTCCATGTTCGTGTTCATATATAGCGAGAGCAAGAGTTCAACAAAGTACAAAGCAGAATTCATTTTCATGCAATGATCTTTGCGTAAGGTTTTGCTCATTTTATGTTATACCAGGCGGAACCAAAGATCAACCGTATTATAATGAGAACGGTGTTTTTATAGGATCTTTGTTTTCTTCTCTTATAAGCTACTTGCAAGGATTATCAGGTGTTGTATCTGTTGAAGATTATAGTATAATGAATTTGGATTGTTATCCAACAGCTATTATAAAAATAAATCACACTGGATATATCCCATCATACATATATGCTGGAAACAGATTTACAACAAGTCGTGTTTTTTCTAAACGCGATGACTGTTTTAAACCAACAACACTTTGTGATGGTATTTCAACATGTCTTCCATCAACTATAACAACAGGTGTTCCATATTCAGATGGTTGTGCTGAGGTAATATATATACTTGGAGATGCGTATGAAGAAGGAACAGGTGATGCATTAATATGCAACCTGGTTGTTCTTGATTCATGGGTCGATAATGGTTCATCATCATCTATAATAGGTCAAGATGTAACACTTGTTCTTAAAGTAACAGGAACGCCAGGTGCTTACTTTGAACAACCGGTTGCAAGAATAGGTGGTGGAGGTGATTGCGGTGAATTTGATCCTGGTGATTTTGATTCAACAGAATTTGATGCAGGCTGTGAAGTATCTTGCAGACCTTGTACAACGCAATTCATAAACATCGGCGATGGTAATTCGATAAAAATACAACCTGATGGATATATATTGTTCTCAGGAACAAATACTCCTGATGGAGTAGTAGATTATACAGTAACATACAATAAAAATTGTTAAAACATGTGGTGTCAGCCTATATCAGTTGCAACTTCTTTATTGACCGGTGAGTCATTAGAAGTTTTTTACAGAAAGTTTCCAGACTTAACATGGATTCCTTTCTTACCTAATCCCGTAACTCCTAATTTTGATATTTGTGGATTGTTGGAAGGTAATTATGAAATAAGAATTAAAAAAATACAAGCTAATGGAAACGCTTGTCGTGAATCAACAAAATCATTCACGATAGGTGATGTTGTGTGCATAGGTATTCCACCGATAACATTTGATTTGCCAAATGCGCAAATAGGAGTTCCATACAATGTTACAATACCTGTTTCTGGAACACTGCCTATAACTATAGGAAGTATAGTTGCTCCTGCATGGATGACAATGTCAGTAGTAGGTTCTGATGTAATATTATCAGGCATGCCAACAGGATCAGCAGCTATAGATGTTGATGTTCAATTTACTGTTGATAATTGTGCAGAACTTCCTGTTAATTTTGCAGATACAATAAATATAACTGCACCTGTGAGTGGATTCTTTCCTGTAGTAACTGAAGTTCCTAATTCAACAAGTCCTATTTGTTACAGAGATATACAAATAGATTTCAATGTGGGAAATTCAAATTTTACATATGATATAACACTCATAGGTTTAGAAGGTGTAGATCAACAAGCCTATGATGGATTCTATCCATCTGGGCCTCTTCCTCCAATGCCTTATAATATAACAAAAACAGGAGCAGGAAATGCAGCTCTATCTAAACTAAGAGGAACAGTAGGAGGAGGAAATCCAATAGGTGTAAGCGGTTTTTCAATTGATATAGTTGAATATTATTTAGGAAGTCCTACAGGAAATGAGTGGTTAGATTTTGTATTCGGCTCATTGAATAACGATATTCCT